AACCCAGGCATTGAGTTCGTATGTTTCAAACTCCTTATCTTTGGAAACGTATCTCTCACGATACGGCTGGATTTCTACTATTCTAAAGCCGAATACCTTCTGGAATTCATCCTCTAAATCTTTAAAGAGTTTATGCTTCCAGAATTTTTGAGGATCGAAGAAGTATTTCTTGCCGCCTCTAGTCTTCTCCGATTCTTCCTGCTTTTTAATCTCCGACTCCAATAAGCTTTTTATCTCTCCTACGATCTCAGTGATATGAGCCAGTTTCTCTTTACCGTTAACAAAGACTGCCTCACTATAAAACTTATCGAGTACTTCCGGAGTTAATTCAACTGATTCAGTGAACTCACCGTTCATTGTCATTTGTATGATGTCATACATATAATCATCTCCTTCTACAATTTTAGATAAAGTCCCTTAGAACTCTTTATTCAATTAAATTAGAGTACTGAGTTTTCATTGATATATTATATGAATAATATAATGAAGGAGGTAGATTAATATGGATGATAATCAAGTAGTAGAAACTTTAAGAGTGGCGTTATTCAAATATATGGAATCGCACGTTCTTAACTTTAATCACAAATTAGAGGATTTTATAGTAATCGGGAGGATCTTTGAAAATAGGCATATGCCTGGCACAAATGAATCTTATAAGATTTGGAAGGCGTTCATATGCGTATTCAACCAAGATGAAGACGGCTTCTTAGTCGAAGAAAATCTCATATACAAAGTATCGGCACGATACAGAAAGAATGACGGTAAGTTGGTTATTGCGGTTCATCGTTATGAATCTAATATCATTCCAAAAATAATAGCAGAGGATGGTAGTGATTATGAAGTATAATATTAAAAAGGAATACGTAGAACTCGTTACGGATACTATATCCAGAATGAGACCGAATCTCGATAAGGATAAAATACATGAGCTAATCGAGATGATAGTAAAGGAGAGATTCGCAGATCCCTCCATTAATATGGATAATAATGTAACGGGAGATAATTTCGATATTACTCTTGGTAAATTATGCAATTGGATATATAGCGAAGTCCCAGTAATCTCGGGTAATGCTACATTCTATATGCAACCGAAGATAATGAAATCTCCAACATCCGATATGTTACGAGCTCTAAAGAAGGGTCGTAAAGCCGTAAAGAAGGCGATGTTTAATTTAAAGCCTGGCTCAGATGAATATCAGATGATGGATTTGGATCAGCAGAATAAGAAGGTAATCATGAATGCCGAGTACGGAGGATCGGGAGCTCCAACTGCCGCCTTCTATACTAAGTATTCTCCAGCAGCCACCACCTTAATGGCTCAATCCATAATAACCACAATGGCTGCATTCTTCGAGAGTTATGTCGGAGATAATCAGAAATTCTTTAACATCAATGAATGTTTCGATTGGATGTTAAAGGTCATTAAGAAGGATTATAAGATACCGACATGGATGCATATTCCGACGAAGAAGGAAGTAAGTAACAGGATCAAAGTGCACTTCGATATGATGTGTTTAACTGACTTCCCGGCTATCGATTCCTTCATCGAAGGATGTGATAAGAATGAATTAGTATATCTCTATTATGCAAATAATTTTAGGGATTTAATAATAAATCATTCGTATATGCAGAATCTTATCCATAGTATATTAAATAAACTTCCGAGGTTGGAAGTTGCAACGAAGGAAGTCCCCGATCAGTATAAAGAGCAATTTGCATCGGAAGGGGATCCAGTCTTAGCATATAATAAATGGATGGCTAAGGAGATGTTCCTGGACCCATACAATATTCCGAGTATTATAAAGGAAGAAATGGATGAGTTCATTAAGTACATGACTCGCTTTGTGTATGTGGAATACATCACCCCAGACTCCATAATGAAACTAAACAATCATTATCGTAATACAGTATTACTCGTAGATACAGATTCAAATATCATCAATGCAGATCTCTTCGTATCATATGTGACAAAGAATGTATTACAAGGTAACACGTATGGTAGAGATTCAATGTATAATGATATGATATTAGTAAACGTATTATGTGCGACTCTGTCGGTTGCAGTTGCAAAGATGTTGGACTATTACGGTAGATGCCATAATATGGATGAGGAATCAAGAGCCGAGTTAACGATGAAGAATGAGTTCATGTTTAGGAAATTATTCTTACTCCAGACTAAGAAGAGATATGCAGCGTCTATTGTACTGCGAGAGGGTAATATCATTATACCGTTTAAGCCGGAGATTAAAGGTGTAGACTTTATTAAGGCCGCAGTATCCGATGATGTAATGAATAGATTCCAACGTATCTTATGTGATAACATCTTATTCTCTGATGATATTAAGATGCATAAGTTAATGATGGATCTAAAGAAATTCGAGAGGGAGATATACGAGGATCTTAAACATGGTGGAGTTAAATACTTAAAGCAGCAACAATATAAACCAGCAGACGGATATTCAAAGGTAAAGGATAAGAATGGTAATGTTGTTGGTACATCCGCATGGAATCTCCAAGTGTATCGAGGATCGGTAATTTGGAATGAATTATATCCAGAGAAAAAGATCAACTCACTCGATCGAGTTCATATAATCAAATTAATACCGACTAATCTCGAAAGGATTAAAAACGACTATCCAGAGGACTACGCCAAAGCTCAGGATAAGATATTAATGTCCAGAGATCCAGATATACAGAAAGCTGGATTAAAGGTAATATGTATACCACCGTCGGTACATGAAATACCAAAGTGGATAATTCCATTAATAGATTATGAATTAATAATTTCCGATGTAATAGCATCATTTAGATCAATATTAGATGCATTACACTCAGAGAATGTAACATTCAAAACTCCAAATGGTGATGCAAAGTTAGCCTCTCCATTAGTATCATTCTAGAATTTAATAATATCGTATATTCCTAGGTCTAGGCTATATATTCTCATAGTAGAATAAAGAGAAGGGAGGCAACGATTATGAATAAAAATTTCAAGCAGATTGTGCGTTGTCTTGTAAACGCACAAGTAGCCTCCGATGGAGGCAAAGGCATATACGATATAGCAGTATCACCGTTTGAAAAAGATATAGCTAGAGGTGGTTACATCTATAAAGATGACTTTATATCTCGGGCTATAAGTTTAATAAACTCAACCAGAAACTGCGGCATATATTACTATGTCGCACCATGCCCGGAGTTGTCTGATTGGAATGACTGCTTCATAGTATATTTTAACATTCGTGTGAATGGTAAAAGATACCAATGTTCATTCCATTCATTCAATAGTAGATTGGAAAACCTTGTAGGTGGACCAACTACTACTCGTTGGAGCAGGAAAGATAGTTCCAGGAATGTTTTAAAGGAACTTAGAGATCTCATAGAGATGTAAACGTAAAGTCCAGAAAGGGGATGATTCATGATGTTCTAATTAGGGTTACCGCACCCGTCAACAGCGGTATTTGCTGGCTAAGAATTAACCAGTATTATTAGTATACGCAAATATGCTAATAATTAGGAGTATCGTTCTCAGCTAAATGGCTTGCGGTCACAAAACGAGATTCAGGTCACGAGCACAAATATGCGATGCATGCTCGTGATGTTAGGAGCTGGCCTTCCGGATTATGGTCGGCACACGAACGGTAAAAACCCACCGAAGAAATTTGGGAAAAGGGTTTCTCATAAAGCAAAATCCGTCGCATCAAATACGGCTGAATGAGTTTGCCATATTTAGAAAGGCACTGGTAATTACCAGTGCCTTTTCTTTTATTACACGTTATAAAGCATTATGGGTTGGAGATAATTTCAAGAGACCCTCAGGCAACCAGTGAGTTGAGCCTGTAAACGGAGGTTAAAAATGAAAATAACAAAACTTACAGAGAAAGCGTTTGAGTTTGAACAGGTATGTGCAAAATTCTTAATTGTTAAGGAAGAGGGAGAATTATACCCCGAATCCGAGATAGAATACGCAGCAGAGACCAAACAATTCACCGAGAGTGTTGTATACACTCACAGCGGTGTGTTCCACGCAGATGACGTCTTTGCGTCAGCGTTTCTGAAAATTTTGAAACCTGACGTGGAGATAAGAAGAGTACCTAGAGTGCCTGATGAAAATGTGTTCGCATTCGACATCGGTAATGGTCGTTATGACCATCATCAAAGTGACGGCTGTTTCGGCTTCGCAGACCTTGACGATGACGAATTCCTTTGGACATGGTCTAGAGGGTGTGCATTTACCCTTATATTATGGGATTATGCAGAATCCCTTGAACCTGGATTATTTGAACATCTCTACAGCATATATGGAAAAGGTATACAGGAGCACGATAACGGATGCTGTCGTGACTCTTTGGCTGCGTGTATAGGTTCAATGAATCCTAATTGGGATTCGGAGGAGAACACTGACACTTGCTTTGAGAAAGCTGTAGATATGGCCGAGAACTTACTTAGGATAGCGATAGAGAGCTTCCGCTCAAAGAAGAGGGCAGAAGAAATCTATAACAGCTTCCCTAGGTCATTTGACAATCGCGCAGTGGTAATGGATAAATATGTCCCTTGGCAGTCATACACTACTGATGAATTATATGTGGCATTTCCCTCAAATAGGGAAGAAGGATGCTATATGATTCAGGCAGTTCCTGTCTATCCTGGGTCTATGGAATCCAAAGCACCTCTCCCTGAGGAATGGAGAGGAAAGCCCGCAGAAGACCTCCCCGAGGGTGTGACTTTCTGCCATGCCACTGGATTCATCTGCCAGGTCCGTAAAGACAAGGTGAATGAAGTCCTTGAATACTTAATCAGTAGAATAGATAATCCTGAGGAAAAGGCTATAGATGAGACTAAGGAGTGATGAAGAGGAGTGATATGAGAGGAGGAGGAATTAACGTCCCTCTTCCCCTTTCT